TTAAAACGTTATCGTGCTATAAGGTGTCCGCCCTATTCTTTTGATAGTTAAGTATTGCTCAATATCATAATAACCATCATAACAATCATCATTATACTTAAGTATTTTTTCTTTTAGTTCTTGAATATCTTTACTCCTAGTAAATCCGACACACCAATAAGATCTAACATCAATATTTTCATTTTTTCTTATACTAAGTATTTTTTTTAAATCAAGAAACATATTTTTTATACAATCAGAAGGAGAAGCATTCTGTTTAAATTCAATAAATAAAAAATAATTTTGTGACCAACCTTTTTTTCTCACAACAAAATCCGGGATAATGCTACACCGATTTTTCATAGCTGCATATCGTTTGTCAGGTAAACATCTCAACTCTCTGTACCATTCAATATTGTCTTCTAACTCAGTTAGGAAATACGAAAACTCAATTTGTAACCATGTCTCCCATCCTCTAATATTCTGTTTATCAATTATCTTTAATTTTTGGCGAAATACACGGTTACTTGTAAATGTATCCAATAATTCAATTAGAAATGCATGATCTCTTTTCATAATAATTAAGTTGAATTCTATTCTAAAATAAATATTAGAAATTGATTTAAATTGTTGATTTTAATGGCGTCCCCTACAGGATTCGAACCTGTGACCTACGGCTTAGAAGTGCCTTAATATACTAAAATATATTAATTGAAAAACCTTAACAACACTAGAAACAACAAGGGCTAGCCATGATTTCAATTAGTAGATTTTAATAGATTTTAGTATATATTAATAAATATTTGTGTCACAAAATGGTCACACTATCTTACAGCCGACCTTCCAAAATTTTACATCAAAATACAATCAATATAAAATACCCCCAAAAATCTAACTTTACTTATCATGATAACAATAAACTACACACTACCAATTTACATACGTCAAACGCCCGAAGACTTCGAAAATGAAATTACGGGCGAATGCTACATTATCAACAGCGACGACGAGAACAATTTTGTGCTATATCAAACGCAGAAAACACTATATGGTATCGCCGATTTTGTGATGTTAGAAGACGCTGTTGAATATTGCAAGTTGAAGATTGATAGTGTGTTTGTTAATATCTCAATTATCTAATTAAATCGAATAGTCCTATGAAATACATACATATAATTAAATTTTTAATGACTCACGATTTGACGCATTTGAAAGAGTGTTGGCAAGCAGAATTTACTAGACGTAAAAGGGTATCTATTTACCGTATTTTAATATCACATATCAGAATAAATTCAACACATAAAAAATACCTATTTTGGTGGCGTTTAGCTCATGAAATGTATATGCATGGAAATAAAAAACAAAAGGAAATCGCTTGGAATATTCAAAAAAGATTAGTATATAAATTTAAAATCGATATTCATCTCGGTGCAAAAATAGGTAAAAATCTACATTTCCCACATCCTTATTCAATAACAATTGGAGAAAATGTAACAATTGGTGAAAATTTATTTATTCATCAGAATGTTACCATAGGCTATGGTCATGGGCACATGCATATTATTATGGGCGATAATGTTTATATTGGCTCAAACTCCGTTATTTTGGGTGGTGAAATAAAAATAGGTAATAATGTAAAAATTGGTGCAATGTCATTTGTAAATAAAGATATTCCAGATAACTGCACTGTTTATACGCAAAAAACAAATACAATTATCCAGACTAATTGATTTTTGCTATGGTTTTTCTGGCCAATCAATTTCTGGCGCAGCATCAACATCAATACGATTTAATAACGCACGATATTTTTTCCACGTCGCATACAATGCTTTTTCTTCATCAGTTACTATTTCTGTGTCGATTGCATCTTGTAGATAATCAATCTGTGAGCTAGCTTCGCTTAATAGCTGTTTTTTTTGCACTGATGCTAACATGACATAATAATGATGTTGTTTTTCTTTGTCTAATACCCATTCTTCACCGTTCCATGTGTCAAATTCGCTTGACGGCTTTAACAGCGTGTAATCTGCGGGAATATCGCCGATTTCTGTTACTGTTGATTCTACACCTGTTTCAGTTAAATAGATTTTCTTGCCACGATGATCGCTTGGGTATGTCCATTTGTCACCAACTCTAACAATTGCTTTACCGCCCTCAATCGGTTTTGGGGCGTCTAAACACGCATGTTCGGGTAAACCAATACCGACAACAACGTATTCGTATGTAGCATTGATAAATTCACCTGTTTTCAGATCTGTGTTATAAATTAATGCCCAGCCCTCAGTTGTTACAAAACCGTCTTTGTCAAACTGTGCAACTTTCGGTGTTAATTGATATTTCATTATAAATCTCCTACTCTGCTTTAACTATATATAAAAACGCTACACTGCGTACTCTGTTTTCGTTAGCTGTTGGGACTATATTTGATGCATCAAATACAACGCCGCCGACACTGCCTCTATCGACGCTTGTGGGGGTGTGACCCGCGTGCTTTTCAAAATATTTAAATGCGCCTGTTGCTGTTGGTTCTGATGCAAACGTCTCGGAAATCGGTGATATTTCACCCCAAATATTTCTAATTGCATCACCCTGCCAACTCAAGATTTGTCTTCCCGGATCTACTCCTCGCCCGTCATCCCAGCCACGAATTGTCTCACCTCTCATCTCTGGCAAAAAACCAGATGGGTATGCGTTAGCTAATTTCGGATATTTATTTTTATCAAATTTCCATCCGTTGCATTTTAACCAACCTGCTGGCGGTGTAGCTGTTGGCCATGGCTGAGGTATCCCAACTGGCAAAAAATTATCAACATTCGCTGTTGTGATTTGTTCAATCCAAGGTTCCCATGACTTAGATCCTCCGCGATAGTTTCTAATAAACTGCCGAGCATTTCTGTAAGCAGTGTAGATTTGACAGCAACCAGCTCCGTCTGCACCATTTTTTAAAACTTGTAATGTGCCAGCTTCATTAATAGGATAGTTGTTTTCAGATGTGGCTTGAACGTTTTTACCTTGAAAATAAATGCCTTCGTTAAAGCCAGTCAGGTTGTTTATGTTTGTATTCGCTAAATCACCAAACAACTGTACTGCGTCACCCGTTTTTAACACTGATTTATTATTAATTGTTACATCATCAACATCTAGAAAACACCATTGTTTTTTATCTGTTATATATGCTAATTTTGTTGACCATTTTTCTATTTGCTCATCGTAAAAAATAAATGACAAGCTATTACTCAGCGTACGTAATACAAACTCGTTATTACTATCTACATATTTAAATTTAATACCTGCCGACTCAGCAGACATACGTAATTGCCCCGTCATTTCATCACCCGATTTTTTCAATAGCTGAGATGTATCAATTGTCGATGCGAATTTTTTAGCATCATCAGCCGATTTTTTTGCTGCATTGCGAGCGTTAACAACTTGTTGCAACACTTCTGGCGTAATTTCACTCTCCAACGGATTCAGTAAAAAATCATTTAATGAGCCATCTTTTGAGTCAGAAAACACCTGAATTGTACCAAGACGTTTCGGCGGAAATCCGTTTATAATCAGCTTCACATCGTAATCACACGGCAACACGTTCATCATGTAACTGCCGTTGTCTGCGACTTGAAACGCTTGCGTTTGTGTTAACACTTTGTTTGTTGTTTTTTTTGCGTATAACTCGATAGTGCAATTGTTAATAATTTGTCCTGCACCATCAGTTAAAATACCTGATATTTTTGCCATAATTTTCTCCAGATAATAAAAAACCGCAACTAAGCGGTTTTTCCTAATAGATTGTTAATTAATCGAGAAATCCATTTGAATTGTTCATTAACAGAGCTAACGAATTGAACGAAACTATACATTGAGTCATTCTTGAATATTTATTGCGTTCACCAATTAATTGAATATCAACTCGACTTCCCGCAGGGAAAGGAGGAACTGGCAAACATAGATTATCTATTTTTCCGTTATTAATTAAATGATTAATATTAAAAGAGAATTGATTGTTAAATAAAAATTGTAACGTCACTTCAGATACATTGCCGTTCTTGCATTCAACTCCTGTTGTTCCAACAAAGCAAAGAGTTTGCCAGCATCCATTCCCCTCAACTGTCATTATGTGCGCCGAATTTAGCGGAGGATTAAATCCAAAGCTCAAATAAGCATCACGAACGTAGTTTTTGGCTGAGAGTATGTTGCCTTTAATCTGTCCAACGTTTAACGTGCCTTTTATCTGACAATTCTCATTAATCACAACATTATTTAATTGCCCTGAACTTGCATAAATGTTACCTGAAATATTAGCCCGTCTTGCGTTTAATGTACCGTCCTCAAGCAGTTCAAAAGCAGGCGGATTACCTGCACTGATAACATTACCCGCAACCATCCTGCCTCCAGCAATTTGAGGTGCTCTGATTTCAGTGCCAGCAATTAATCTATCGCCTCGCATTGTGCCAGTAGCGATTAAATCACCATCCAAAAACATAGCAGGTTCAACCCAATAAGCGCCGTTATACATTCTTGCTTCTGAATGTGCTACCTTGCCTGAGCCATCTAGCGAGTAAACGATCAGCGTAGTATCTCTGGCTGGATAAAAACCAAACTCACGATAAAACATTTGAGTAGCATCATCGTTATTTGTCGGGAATTTGCCGTCTTGCGTTTGAATTCTAAATAATCCCCCTGCGCCATTTTCTGCAATTAACGTCTTGGTATTAGCGATAAACATCTCTGAACGACCAACAACATTAATTGCGTTTACACCGTACCAATATTCGGTATCAGGCAGACAATCAACATCGGTAAGTGACATCGCTCGGCCAAGATAATTACGCTTCGATTCAACCTCGGCTTTTGTTGTGCCTTTATAAAATTCGAATTGTGTACCCAAGCTAGACACCGCTGTCATTACTGGGCGAATAGCGACATTGAATGCGCTTGGTGTTAGTACTAAACCTGATGGTTTAGACGGTGGTAAAATAGAAAATGCAATCGTGGTTTCATCGCCCAATCGTCCGTCTTCTGCTACCCCTCTCACCGTTGCGCTAAACTTGCCCTGTTGCAGGTCTGATAAATAATATTCAGTATCATTAACAGTTTCACGGTTAATTAATTTATCATCACGGTACACTTTTACTTCAAACTTCAAGTTTTGAATTGTTCTCGGTGTAGACCATGATAAGCGAGCTTGATATAAATCAGATTCGGGAATGACTTCGGCCTGTAGTTGCTCAACGGGTGGAATCGACCAGCCAAAAATAGCACCGCTTTCTACCTCAAATTTAGCCCCGTTATCAACAATCGCTTCTTTTTGTGGCTCATGTTGTAGCGCAGTGATTGAGTAAGTGCCGTCGCTGTTTTCAGCGATTGTTATTGCTTTGAACAAGCGTGGTTTGATTTTATTGTCATATAAGCCCCAGACAGAATACTCATCGACACTAACGCTGCTAACTAAAACAATTTGATTGGGTTTAATCTGTGCCTGAATTTTTACTTTTTGTAGCAGCATATTTGTATCTGTTACGCTCAAATACGCATTTTTCAGATTTTTAATATCAATGTCACGATCTAAGGTAATCGTGCTATCATTTACTGCTAAAATTCGCCCGCCGATTGTAGTTCCTGTGAAATCATTATCCGCAATACCAATAATATCACCCGGTAAATGACGGATGCCCTCACGACCTACTGAAAATGTTACCGTTTGTGTTTCTAATTTTTCGGTTTGAATCAACCATTTTCCTACTCGATGAGCCTGTCCTCTCGACGTGCAACCGAATGCGTCAACTTGAGCTACATTTAAGCCAAACCGTTTAATTAAATCATCATCTGCAACGTACTCAGTCGTTGGTTCCCAATTATTATTTGGGTCAATATAACGCACATGCACAGCAGTATGCCGTGATTTTTGTGCTGCTGATGTGTAGTTGAACTGCCCATCCACAACATTAGCATTTGCATAAATTGCTACAGGGTCACTTGGTCTATCCATCACTGCTGTATACTGCGTGCCGTCCCAGATTGGCATAGCTCGGAATATTGAACACAGGTCGTGAATAACATCGTACGCTTGTCGTTGCTCTGTGATATAACAGTTACAAGTAAACCTTGGTTCTTTGCCGCCGAAACCGTCATCGACTAACTGGTCACAATATTGTGCAATCGTGTATAGCGCAAATTTATCAACACCGAATTGGCCAATTCGATTACCCATACCGTAACGTGTGTTAGTTAGTATGTCGTAAAATATCCACGCAGGATTATTGGTCCAAGCCAATTTAAAATTACCTGACCAAAAGCCTTTATACTCTCTCGTTTCGGGAGTGTAATTGTCAGGTACTTTAACTATCATCCCTTTAATAAGATAATTACGGCGAGGCACACCGCTGAACTGCGATGAATCAAACTTCAAGCCAACAACGGCCGTATTCGGATATGAAAATTTAGTATCGTAGATTTCAGTGTACGAACTCCATAGTGTGTTATTGACTAATAATGATGATGTACTATCTGGCGTTCTGCGAACTACACGAATATTAAACGGTTTCGGTGGTAAATCGTCTAAAATAACTGATGTTAAATATTGTGAGCGTGTTTTTTTATCAATTAAATCAACCGTTTTTACCGTTTTCCATATACTGCCCACGCCAATTTGAATTTCCATTGATACCGATGTTCGGTTGATATTGCCTTTGTTATCCGTTGAGCTTAACGACTGCACCCCAACCGTAATCCGCACTCTGTCAATATTTGGGTCGGTAATCGTACGCACGATTGGCGTTGTTGCTTTTACTTCCAAATTAACAGGCACTTCATTTTCGGTTGCAGGAAAGCCCTCAAGCGGTGATTGAGCCTGAATGCCTGCCGTCCATTCAACATTAACGCCGTTGAAATTGTACGAACCGTCGGGCGCTTGAATTGGTGTATCGTTTAAAAAAACGCTCTGTAGTCCATTTGATGGACCTTCTATTTGTCCTTCACACAGCAAATCAATAATACTTAACTGTTGATGTGACTTAAGATTGTCACGAGCTTCGCTAGGCGTTTTTGCCTTTTTTGAACCTTTACCCATCTATTGTATCCAACCCTTGTGATAAAACTTTAGAGCCTATTTTTGTTAATCCGTAGCAAAGTGGCACAGGTGCGCCCTGCGCTATTGTGTTGTCCAGATTAGAAAAATAGGTGTTTTTATTTGTGCCGCCATCTGCTGATTTGTCGGTTTTTGGGAGTTTGGTTAGCATCATGGCCACACCGCCAATCATTAAGCCCAAGCCTGCTGCCATTAATGGATAACCTGCAGGTGTCCAATACAAGAAAGCCCCAACAACAAACATCACCGCGCCAGCGATAAAGCTGAATGCTCCACCTTTTGCACCCTCTGTTTTGGGTACAATATGAATAACGGCATTTTGTGGGATTCGGCTGTGTAGACCAAACTGTAAATTGTCCTCGTTCATATCTACGCCGTTAATACGAACCCGAAAATAGCCGTCCATGATTTGCTTTTTCAAGCCTTTAATTTGGCAGTACAAGCCGTTCAATGCTTCCGCTGCTGTTTCAACGCTCATATTGAACTTATCGCCATATTGTTTAAGATTGCCGTAAAAGCGAATGATTGCCATTTTTTATGCCTCCAGATTGAATGAGTGTAGTTTCGCCAAAAACCGCTATAGAAATCGCGTTTTGATAGCCGTTTTGGGCAATGATGTAGAATGAATTGATTGCCGATATAAATGGCGGCGTGATTTGGTGTTGTTGAGCCAAGACAAACTAATATGACATCGCCCTCTTGGATGTCCTTAACTTGTTCAAACTCATTTTTAGGCAATAATTCTAAGTAGAGATTTTGCCCGTTATGCCACCAATCGTTTTGGCGTTCGTAATCGGGCAAATCGATACCTGCTAACATGTACGCATCTCGTACTAGTGTTAAACAATCGGTCTCACCGTGATTAAATTCACGACCAAGCAGTGGCTTGATATACCTGAACTTATGAATTTGGTTATCACAAACTAGCCACCAATCTACTCCCGTTTGTTGCTGATAAAACTGGTCGGCTTGGCTGAGTATCGATAAACCGTCGGGGTGAGAGTGAACTACAGCAGTTATCTCCCCTTTTTGTTCTGCGTCTATCCAATCCTCGGTTGCTATTTCGAATGTTTCGGTTGGTGTGGGTGAGATGTTGTTGCATGGCAGATAGGATTTATTATCAATAACAAATCCGCAGCACTCAGCCTCACCGCATTGTTTAGCGTGATTGAGTATTTGATTTTTCATGATTATTTAAGAGAGTTTTGCAGCAGTTGGAAAACCGCCGAATGGAAGAATACCGTGTTGTCCAAATCGTAATTTACAGCCAGTTAAACAACGGCTACATTTATCTTTTGTGATGTCGTTTGTCGGTTTATCAAATTCATCAGCTACAGGTCCACCAGTGTAACCACACTCTGACGAACGATATATCCAGCTACAGGTATTAGCGATAATAACACGAGCAGGAATTAATGCCCCATCTGATTCACACGGCAATGCTAATTCAAACGTAACCACCATTGAATTTTGTTGCTTTACCTGCTCAATCACATAATTTGAGATGATTTCGCAAAACGGATCAGCATATTGATTGCCGTTCTCGAAGTTAACAGCGTCTAAGTATTTAACTGGCACTTCGTGGCGTGTGACAACTGCGCCAAGTAAACCATCAAAATCAGCAATTAAGCCTGTAATAAAGCCCATGGCATTGCTAACGCTCATGGTTGGACGGTTACTAGTGCCCTGCCCGTTTTTTTGAAAACCCTCTACTTTAATAGGGTATGGCTCATAGATATTGCCTTGCCATGTAATTGGTCGCCGAAGCTCATTTAATCCGTTATGAAATCGGAATATTGTTTTATTACCCACGATTTTCGTTAAATCAACTTCGTACAAATCAATAATCGTATCTTGTGCTATTTTCGTAATATCAAGCAGCATTTTTTTGGGGATCATGCGACTACCTCCTCGAATGTGGCGCTAATTGTTTTAGTCATGCCGTCATGCGTTGAAGTCCACGAACGACAGACCACTTTGATAGTTTTGTGAGTATTAGTCTCTCGCCATAAAAAGGCTTTAACCGCATTGTGTCGGCTAAGAAAATCATCAATCAAGCTGATATCTTCTGATAATCCAACAAATGTTACGTTGTATGAGCGCAGATCGTTGTTAATACCGTCCCGAATGCGTTGCTCATAGCCATCACCGAACTTAATTACCTTCACTTTCGGTGATACTGAAATCGTGGAGCTGTTTTGCGGTCTCCAATAAAATGTTTCCATAGTTTTCTCCAGACATAAAAAAAGCCCGCAATTGCGAGCTTTAGGTTTGATTTTATTTTGTATATCTACATTAGATTTTCCATACTCAGTTAACAACAATCAGCATGTTTTTGTGAGGAAAACTGCATTTGCAAACCTAATGCTTGAACAATTTTAAAGATTGTATTAAAAGTAGGATTCCCCTCACCTGATAACGCTTTATAAATACCCTCACGGCTTATACCTGTATCACGTGAAAGCTGACTGATGTTTTTAGCTCTAGCTATATCACCAAGCGCAATAAATAAAAATTTAGGGTCTCCTTCTTCTATTGCGGCATTTAAATATTCTTGCATTTCTTCATCAGTATTTAAAAAATCAACCACATCAAAAGTTTTTAGTTTTGTAGTCATAATTAACCCCATTTATTTGCTAATTCTTTAGCAATTTTAATATCTGTTTGTTGTGTATCCTTGTCACCGCCACACAATAAAATAACAATTTCATTATTGCGGTTAACAAAATAAACCCTATACCCTTTTCCACAGTGAATACGCATTTCTGATACACCGCTGCCTACAGGCTTAACATCACCAAAATTACCTTCTTGCATGCGACGAATTCGAACTTTAATTTTAGCTGCTGCAGTTTTATCTTTAAGCGACTTCAACCATTTTTCCATTTGCGGTGTATAACTTACAGTAATCATGCTTTATTCCTGTTTTAATTTAAAACTATTATATCTTACACTGTTAGAGTGTCAACTATGGTTATCAATTATAATTATTTATATTTTTACTAAAACTTATATAATGCTTATATTGAGGTTAATCATAAAAATAATAATTAATAAAACAATCGATATTGAAACGGGCGTACCAAACGAAGTTGTTAACATGGTTTTTGATAATAACTATTCTCCAGCACAAGCATGGCGTGAATATTTAAAGCTATCTCAAGTTGAAGTTGCGAATAAAATAGGTATTAGTCAATCGGCTTATTCTCAATATGAAAAAAGCCAAAAGTTGAGAAAAGCAACACGGATTAAAATTGCCGAAGCGCTACAAATCAAACCTGAATTGTTAGATTTTTAATAAAAAACCAGCCGAAGCGGGTTATTGATGTTGTTCACATACAAAATATTTATGTATATATTTGAATCTAATATTAATTTAAAAAGTTTATTAAAATATAATATATTTACTAAACTACAATTTCACTTTTTAATTTTTCATAACTTTCTTTATTTAAAAGTTTTTGGTCACTTTTAATTTCAATCCTATTACATTCACCTGTTAAATATTGAAATTTATCATTGAGAGCCGCAAAAAGGGTTTGTTTTTGGGATGATAAAAGTACTTTATTAATAAGAAGATAAGAACTTGATATTACACCTGGGTCAAGTTCATCTTTTATTATTGAATCCATAACAAAAGGAAGTTCTACAGAAGAATATTTCATTAATATCTTTATATAAGTTAAATAAATAACCAAGTATGTTTGATTTAATGCTGAACCACTATTTTTTATTTGATTAAATTTTAAAAATATAAAATCACAATCTACAGATGGCAATTTATCAGCCAGTTCATTAAAAAAAACAGTAAAATCTGAATCTATTTTAGCTCTATTCTTATCTTGTTCTTTGGTTAATATTTTTATATCTGCATTTATAATTTTTAAATCATCATTAATTTTGGATATTTTAATTTTTAAATCGTTTAGTATTGCATAATATTTATCTTGAGATTTTTTCTCACCTACACTTTGGATATACGCATCAATCGATGCTTTACTTGAGGTTATTTTCAGCTGATTAGATAGGGTTTTATACTCTTTATCAAGCCCAATTTTTTTATTCAATAAAGAGTTTAGGTCTTGTTCAACTTTTTCAATTTTTGATTGAGTATCCTTTATATTTTCGGCTAATAGAAAAGAACTATAATCCAGTTTCATTCTTTCTTTGGATTGTTGTTCAGTTAAGAAAGAATCGCACTTACTGCATCTAATTGAGTGATTTTCATACAATTCATTATTGTATTTTAAGATCTCTTCAAGCTCTCTTATTTCTAATTTAAGAGAATCTAATTCAACTTGTTTTGAATATATTTGCCCATTATAAGTAGACAGTTGCTGATTAATCGTATTAATTATTGATAAATACTTCCTCAGATCTTCTTTATACTCATCTTCATTCACAAAAGAATTGCAATTTTCAGTTAAAATAAATTGGTCTTTAAGTGTTAACAATGAATTGTGATTACTTGTTAATTCACTATGTTCCTTTTTTAATTTTCCTTTTTTCTCTTCTTTTTCAAGATGTTCATTACTTTTTAAGTTAAGAACATATTCAAAAATAGATTTTGGCATATCTTTTGAGTCATACCAAGTTAAACTAGCTGTATTTCTAAATGGCGTTCCTTGCCAAGAAGAATCTTGATCTATATAAAACAAACTAAGGATAGCTGCAGCAACAACTTGGCTTAGATTCTCACTATTTTTGGTGCGTAATTTAATTTGCATATTCAATAAATTGGCAAACCATTTAGAATATTCGCCCTCATCTAAAAGTTCGTCTCTATCATATACTTTATAGTACCGATGATGACGTATTATCCATCCCTCTTGATTGTTATGAGTGAAATATAACTTAAACATCATTTGTCTATAGTTCCAAGTTTTTGTAAAACTTTTAATATTCATTCCCAAACAATAGTAAATTGATTTCAGTAAGCTTGATTTACCAACAGTACCCTTTTTAGAATAGATAACATTAGAATTAGGTGAAAAATGAAACTCATTAGCTAATTTATTTTTTTTGTCTAAAATAACAAAGCGCTTAATAATCATTTATTACGCTCCAAAAACTTTTCCGAAACAATATCAATAAGAACGGCATAAATATCTGCTTGAAAATTATCACTTAATTTTTGATAAATACTATGTATAAAGGAAAAACCATTACTTTCTAACTCTTTAATATAGAAATCACTATTAGCTATTCTAGCTAAAATATCTTTTCTTAAATCCCTTAATTTGCTATTAAGCATATAGAATTTTAACTCTATATCTCTTCTTTCTTTTTTACTCAATAATTCATCTTCAACTAATGATTCTAAAAAATTAATTCTAAGCTCTGGTATCTTAGTAATTATGCTACAAAGACTAAAAATGTTTTTTAGTTCTTTGGAGGTTATTTTTTTACTTTCAATCACATTTTTATTATGAATACTTGCTTTTTGTTCACTTTTTAAATCTATTTGTGTAAATAGTTCATTGAGCGCATTAATTCCAGCATAGTCATCCATAGTGATTCCCTTCTTTGTCATATAACCGAGAAGTATTAGTTCCGCTTGTGATAAATCATTTTTAAAATTAGAAAAAACTATTTTAGTTTTATCTAATTCATTTTGAATTTTCTTTTCATCACCAGAAAATAAATTTTCTTGCTGCAGACATTTTAAAAATTCTTCCTTTTGTTTTTCAGAATAATCATAAACAAAATCATCGAATATATTACAACTAGATTCAGATAAATCTTTTATATCTTTTTTACTGAAAGTATCTAGAGTTACAACTTTATAATAATCGACTTTTTCTTCCTTGTTTAAAAGTTTATATAAAATCGAATTTTTATTCTTTGGAACTTTAATTAAACTTTTAATACTTAATGTTTGCCCTTTTACTTGCAGGTGGAAATTTTTTTCTGAGAAAAAAACAACAATGTCCTCTTGATTTTCAACAATGATATAAAAATTATCCACGTTAAAATTATTAATAGCAATTTGAGCAATTACTGCTTTCTGGTAATTAAAACCTCTTATACTATATGCACCACCACTATCAATAGTCATAAATAACACACAATATTTAATCAATAATGGTGATTATATATAAATAAGAATGCATTTTCTTTATGTTTATACAAACAGTGTGTTTTTATACAGTACATCTTTTTTATAAATTTTGATAATTTTTTTTAACTATTAATTGAATTTGTTGAGAATAAAAAACTTAATTGATCAATAAAACCATCTTCGGGTATGCTTTTATTCCACTTGACAGCAGAGTATTGGCTTCCACAAAAAATGGAAGCCAATCTTTCTAAACTGCTTATATAATAATTATTTATACTTACTGTAATTGTTTCTTTTCTAACTGTCGTTTAAACATCGAGGCAACAAAAGCACCATCGCCAAAATGATCGTGAAGTCTTACACCGAAATTAGAGCCTAGCATTTTAAAAACATCATATAAACGATTGTCTATGTAGAAATCATTCAACCAAAGCATATGATGTACCAAACAAATTAAATTAGTCCTGTTCACCTCAATCATATCTTTTCTTGTTTGCGAATGACTTGCCTCTTTATCAGCTAAATCTAGCAACCATTTACGCACTTCTTTTGCTACATTTGTACTAGCAAACATTGCGATTAGATGCGCTCCACGAAGTGAGAAAATTCGTACTGATTTCTTGCGTAGACTGTTGTTTATTCCATTGGTAGTCAATTTGACCACCATTGTCATTTTATCGGTGAACTCATCCTTGTTCCGACTATAAATCTTTGTTACTGATTTAGAATCAGCATATTGTAAAAGCTTAGATAGCTCGGTGGACGTGATCCAAATTTGATTATTACGTTTAACTGGTTGCACTACTGTGCTGTGAAACATTAATTGATTTGACATGCTATATCCTCGTAATTGCCCCCTTTTTTAGAGGGCTTATAATTTGTTGGTTAATTGGTTAAGCGATTTCTTTATTAATAAGATGATTTTTGATTACATCTATTGCTTTTTCGTTATATCTAAAAGTTTCAACTTGTTTATCAGAAGAACGTGACTTATCGAGTACGAAAATTCCGTAGTCTTCTGTTTTTAAGTTGAGCTTATTAGCTATACGACCAATTTTATTTGAGGATACGCCAAGTAAATCTCCTACTTCACTAGCTGAAAATGTTTTGTTTTCAAGCTTAGGAAGTGGAATAACATTTTTACCAGCAATTGGGTTAATTGTATCGGCATAGATAGCTTGCTTAGACTGTTCGCTCAAATGTGGCAGATTGCTAAACATCTTATCTAATGCTCTGACTGATAATTCTATCGCCTTAGCTTGTCGATATTCAGGTAAATAAGATTTAGAAGTTTTTTGAATGTTTTTCAATTCACCTTTTTTATAGTCTAAAAATACTTGATTTACCATTAACTGAAATTTTGGACTAATCCAACCTGCGTAAGATACTGCTAAAAGTTCGTGGGCAAATGTACCTTGATCGATGCCACCTTTAACAGTAATTATGGGCGATGTGCATTTTTGCACATCGGTTGCAACTATGCGATTTTGCACAGTTTCTTTTTTTACTTCTTCAATTAAATCTTTCGCAGTTTGTGTTCTTAACCATTGAGCTGGAGCCTTGTTATTACCCAATCCACTAGCTTTATGTAGCGCATTAAGATTATATCGACCCTCTTTATCGGTTGTGATAGAGATTCCAGCTATTACTGGACAATTTGAATTAATTGTGTTAGTGTTTCTCATGTTGTTAGTTCCTTTTCTAGTGGGATTAATTATTGAGACCTCAGGTGTTGGCGCACTTGGGGTTTTTGCTTTATTAGATGTTCTCATATTCTTTTATTTCACCTCGTTTTAACATCCTTTCGAAGATTTCCATTCGATAATCAATTTCTTTTGGAACAGTTCTCCCAAATCTTGTCGCAGTTTCGATAATAGAATTATCCGTTTCCTCTTTAAATCTTACTTGCCTAAATTTTGTTGATAGTTTATTTTGGTTCATATTTTCTCCTATGTTATTAGTGAATAATTCACTATAATTAATAATTAATCACATATTAACATGAATAATTCACATGTCAATATTAAAATTAGGTAATATTTCATGTCATTCGAAATAGATGATAACTTTAAAAATAGGTTTAAAGATTTAAGAAAAAACAGCGGAACACCATTAACGCAAAAAGATTTGTCGTTACGATTAGGAATATCATCAAGACAAGTAATTGCTTATGAAAATGGGACAGCAAAACCTAGAAAAGAATTACTATTAAAAATAGCAAGATTCTTTAATGTAACCCCTGGTTGGTTGGCTTGTGGGCTTGATTCTTTAGGAATTGTCGAGTATGAAGATTTCACACCAAAAGGTGAAGTCGAGCAAATTCCTCTTTATCATTGGAGTGATTTTGAAAAAAATTTGTTATCATTTAAACCATTTCCTGTAATAAATAATTTATTTCATCCTTGCTCATTAAGTGTGAAAAATTCCTTTTTTGCTTTAGAAATAATTGGAGATTCCATGTCATTAGAAAGTAATTTAGGGTTCCCAGACGGTGCTATTGTTATATTTGATACTGAATTTGATAAAGTTAGCGGTGGTTTTTATTTACTTATGATTAATGATGAATATTCATTTAAACAACTTTTCTTCGATACATTAGGCACAAAAGTTTCATCTTTAAACAAAGATTATCCAACAATAACATTAAAGAAATATGAATATACTATTCTAGCAAAAGCAATTAATGTTGAAATTAAACTAAGATAAATAATAAAAAACCCTCTTAGAGGGTTTTATGATGAATTCAAAGTTATCTGCACTTCAATTTGTACATTCTTTTTCGAGACGTTCATAAGCTTTTGTGTAGCCCGATAAGGGAAAATTAAAATCACTAGTCGATTTATCACCAAACCTAATGATAAATTTTTTTGAGTTTTGAATTTGTTGATGTAGCATTTGTTTCTGATTAGTCATAAATACGGCCCCTTTTTTCTCCCATTCCATCTCTACTGGAGCTTTTTTGTCTGCTCTGAAAATAACTTTAATTAACCCATCCTCATAATCTTTCAAATTATTATGAACGGAGAATGGAATAATAATGACTGAATCACAACCAACTGTAAAAAAAGCGCTACTTATTGAAGTGCTGTCTGATACATAAACTGAATTCATTGACACTGTTTTTTTATCGGTAATCGGATCAATATTAATATTAACCGTCCAATCGTTATAACTGATTTCTTTAGCGAAAAGACTTAAAGGAAAAAATAAAATAACTAACAATAATTTCTTCATACAATACCTATAGTTAAAAAATATAAAATCAATACTATTTAAAGATCAACCAAGTGATCGATTTTATGGTCTGGGTTTAAATAGTTGTAGTACAAAACCAATTCATCTAATTTCAAATTAAAATACTCAAACGAAATAGATACACTGAAAAAGTTTTGTTTAAATTCACCCAATCCGTTTAATTCATAAAATGATTTTTCTATCATTTCACCCAAGACATGTATATTGATCTGCTTTATTTTGGACATAATAATGTGACAATCACAATTAAATGCTCTTATTAACAAAATGCACAACCTATCAATGAAATCATCTTCTACATTAAAAATTTCATAAGGCTCACTCAGATTTACATCACAAGCAGACTTTTGGCGAATCATTAATTTTTGCCTGTCTTGAATTTTTTTTATTTCAAGCTTTATCCCCTTAGGAATTTCTTCCGTTATTTCTATTGAACTAGGAAAATAACACTCTTCAAGCAAATCTTCTTCAATGCTAGACATATAATAATCCTATTTTATATTAAATTTTACGTTAATATTATTTGATCATTATGTTAAGAGCAATAAAAAACCGCCTACTCGGCGGTAATCCGTCTGCTATATCTTTTTCTGTCACTGAGCCCTTTCTAAACCGCTTATGCAGCGGTGAACATATTGACGCATGGCTTGCGGGCACTGTAACCTTTCTAAACCGCTTATGCAGCGGTGAACCGCTTTAATTCAAGAGTTCGAGAATCAAAAATTTTCTAAACCGCTTATGCAGCGGTGAACGTGTATTCACAATCGCCTTGTTTACCTTGAATTTTCTAAACCGCTTATGCAGCGGTGAACCTTTAAACAAGTTTCGGGTCTATGCGATCAAATTTCTAAACCGCTTATGCAGCGGTGAACGTGTTAGCACAGTTTAGATTGCAATATCCAGATTTCTAAACCGCTTATGCAGCGGTGAACAAAAAACCTCTTAGAGGGTTTGAATTGCTTTGGTAGTCAATAACAAATAAATAAGCCCTAATGGGTTTTATTTATAAACTGAATCATCTAGATGTTTTATCTTCCCTGATTTAATTCTATCAATATCATTGAGGATATTTTTTACATTCTCTGTATCAAATGCTACGCTTTCTACACTACATCCAGAACTATCGACCATAGAGAAACAAATATCCAGATAATTATTGCTTTTATTTCCTGAATGAAATGTGTAATTTGAATAGCCATTATAAGCCTTAGCTCTTCCGAGCTCTTTCGTAAACATATCCCCTCGGCTTAAAGCTTTCTTATCCCATTCCAAAAACTTTTCAAGTAAAACTCTGTGATCATCAATATTGTTAATAGGAATTGAGAAAACGATAAATTGAGGAACTCCATACAATGATTCGTATGTTTCCGTTTTGTATGTTAAAAACTCACTTCCATCTGCGAACTCAGATAAAGATACAGTTGTTAATCTAGGTAAATAACTTGATGATACTGAATTATAAATAAGACCTTTGACATTAGAACTTATGTTTGTAGTTCTTTTTGCCGATTGACACCCTGTTATACCCATACACGCTATCAGTAAAAATAATATTATTTTTTTCATACCATCTCCTATAATTTTATTAAATAATTATTGATTAATAGTATGAAATTTATTAACCAAGTGCAATAAAAAAACCGCTTATGCAGCGGTGAACTGGGTATTACATACGGCGGAGGACGCTTACGATTTCTAAACCGCCTATTCGGCGGTAAACTTTTATCAACTTTGAAAGGCATCACATACGGATTTCTAAACCGCCTATTCGGCGGTAAACATGGTGATTTTGTTGCGACATGGATTGTGAACTTTCTAAACCGCCTATTCGGCGGTAAACATCGAATTAGCCGAACTATTGAATGAGGCATCTTTCTAAACCGCCTATTCGGCGGTAAACACCGCTTGATAATTCGACCAAGATCTCCGTATTTTCTAAACCGCCTATTCGGCGGTAAACGGAACGAACTAGAAGATCGCATACAAAATACTTTTCTAAACCGCCTATTCGGCGGTAAACGATTCCAGATTTGATTTGTGCAATACCGTTAATTTCTAAACCGCCTATTCGGCGGTAAACTAGATTATATCAAATATAGCCTTTTGTTTTAACTAGAATTTAACCATTTTTTCGAAAATAACCCTTTTTTCCAGTGCTTAAATTAATCTATATTTTTCAATGGATTAAAAAAGCGATTAAAAAAAGGGTTTTTGAGTTTAACTCCAAAAACGCCCAAAAAAACATTAATAAAATCAATACCTTTTCTGACAAGTTTTTTGGGTGAAAATATGAAAATTCATCTATAAAATCAACGCCGATTTAGCAGCCCTCCTGGTCTTTGTTCTTCTTGAATTACACTTCTTAGTGCTTGTTTCAGCATTCTAGCTGTCTCGTTAGCGGCTTCTTTATTGTCTTGCCCTTCACCGAAAGAGATATTTTGCGTAATATTATTTATGATTGTTCTGCCTGCTGAGCCTCTTAGTTTGTTGGACGGAATAACTTCACCATTTTTGTTCGGTATCATGTACTGTTTTCCATGAGCAACAAATAATTCAGGTTCTCCGCTTTCGTTAACCCTATAAGCTTTCCCAACATCAACACCACCGCCTCGAAGTCGGCCACCTCCGTAGGTAAGTCCTTTGAGTGTTGATAAAACCTGCCCGCCAGCGCTTGCTACAGCAGCCATATTTGCCATTTTTGCTGATGTTGTAACCGCCGTCGGATCGTTCATTGCTTTCATAATTGCGGAATTTAAATTAAGCATAGCGTCAGCTATCGCAAACCCTTTGCTAATAGCAAAAAGTGCTTTATATGCTGAACTTGATTCACCAGCAAAAGCGCCCAGCATATCAGACATTCCACCGAATAAATCTGCAGATGATTGCAATATAGCGCTTGTAGATTTTAGTTTAGCTTCTGCGGCTTCGTCTTCAAGTTTCTTTCTTTTATCTACAGCATCTTTAGTTATTGCAGTTAAAGCATCTTGATAAGTTTGCTCATTTGCAAGCCCCGTTTCTCGCCATTTGCTTAATTTATCTAACTTCTCTTGCTCGTCAATGTCGATTTGCTCAAGAAGTGATTTTTTATTGTAGATTTCTTGTTTTGCAAAATCTTCACCTGCTTGCGAATTTTGCAAGTTTTCTTGCTCTTGAATTAATCGCTTTAATTCATCAGCCTGAGCTTTCGTTGCTTTTGTGCCAATTTGCTGGCTAATTGCTAATGCTTTCGCTTCAACTGTTAAATGTTTAGCTTCTAACTTAGCGACTTCTAGCTGATTTTTAAGATTTTTTATTTCTTCTGCATAAGTTCTTGTTGTGCCTCGTCCACTTTTTTTGCTTGCGTTTAGCTTTTCGTTTGCGTCAAACATTTTACCTAACGCGTTAAGTAAAGGCTCTAATGTTTTTATTACTTCATCTGACATGTCAGCCCATTCGGCGGTTCCATTGATAAGTCCAAGTAAGGCAACTTTATACTTATCGGATTTATCTCCCAGTTCACTTAAAGCATTTTCATAAATATAAGCAGCTTTTTTATTCCCATCTAGTTTCATTTCTGAAATTTCAAGCTCAGTTGAAAGAGATTTTATTTTTTCATCAATTTTTGTCTTTGTAGTTTTATCGAGTGAATCAATAAATTTATCCGTTTTTTGTGTCGCTTGCTGTGTCGGTCCCGTTAATGCGCCGAGAGCATCTCTATAACGCTGTAACTTTGTTGTCAATTTATCTTTTGATTGAGAAAATGTATCAATGTCAGACTTTAATTTTCTAATCTCTTTTTCTAGCCGATCAAGCCCCTTTTCACCGACATATCCTTTGACAATAGCTTCGTTTCTATCTTTTTTATAACTTTCAAGTTTTTTCAGCTCGGATTGAGCTTTTTTTGTCTGCTTTTCAACTAAACTCAAGTCATCATTGATCTGATCTATTTGATTTGCGAGCTGATTTGCGCTTAAATTTTTCAGAGAATCATTTACATCATCAATTGCACTAGCAAAATCTAGCGCTTTTTGCTTGGCTTCATTTGCTTTGCTCGCCCAAGTCATTAATGCACCAGCAGCCATGATCGCAATTCCTGTTGGTCCCCCAAGTAAACTTAACCCTCCTTTTAGTAGATTAACAGCTGTATTAGCTCTAGCTGTAGCTGCTGATAATGCATTTTTAGTCGCAGTCTCGGCTTTATCTAATGCAATCATTTTTGCTTGTATAGCCGACATTCTATTTGCTTGAATAATGCGATCTTCAACTGATTTTGCAGCTCGATAATTCGCTTCAGCAAATTGCAGTGAAATAGATAAACTCTGACGTTCTATATCAATTCGTTTTAATTCTGCTCTAGCTAACTCTACTTCTTCTTTAGTCTCGTTTCTAGAAGCTATCGCTGATGCAATTTTTGCTCTTGTGGCTGCGGTTAACGATGTTAAATATCGTCCAGCAAGAATTGCCGACAAGAAACCAGCACAACCGATAAGCACATTCATATTTTCAGCAAGCATTTTTATGCCACTAACTAAATGTTGAGTTGCTCCTGTTGTGTTATCTAGTGAACCTAATGCCTCTTTTAAGCGATTAGTGAAATGATTAGAGGCATCACCAAGATTATTACGCATATTATCAGCAAGTGCCGCGGTTTCATCTTGTGCCGCTATCATCGCATCAGTAAAGTCTGACATAGATAACTTGCCATCAGAAGCCATTTGTCTAACTTCTGCTTCTGTTTTCTTTAATCGTTTACCTAAAGTTTTAAGCACGCTCGGCATAGCTGCGAATACTGACATCGCATCAATACCAGCTAACTTACCTTTCATTTGCGCTTTGGTTAGCGCATTGATAGCAGATTCTGCGCTTATTGCGTTAGTTTTATTGATTGTAAATAAGTTAGATAGCGTATCAATATAAGATAGCGTACCCTGCGTACTATAACCTAGTTCGCTCATTGAATTTGAAAGGCGTACATATAACTCGGTGGATTCTTCTATGGTGCGACCGTTTCGGTTTGATGTTGTCATAAGCTGTTCTTGAACATCTTTTAACGCCATTCCAGCTAATCCAGTATTTTTTAGTCTATCTTCTAAATCTTGCCAAGCATTAGCATAAGCAAAAACTTGATTAGTAACTAAAGCAGCAACAACACCTTTTGCTACTTGGGTTAATTTACCCATTGAACCATTTAACGAATTTACCGACCTATCTGTTTCGTTAAACCCCTCTTGTGCTCGTTGGTTGAAACTAGATACTTGTTTATCCGCTGTTAATAAAGCGCCAGTTTTGGCTTCAATTGTGTAATATATACTTCCCGCTTCAAATGACATAAAAACCTCGTATTAAGCAGTGTTTTTTAAACCAATAACAGAATCTGCGTAATTCATCGCTAAATCGTAATCGTCTTGTGAAATGATATCTTTATCGTTAGTAGGAAATTTCGCTTCCATAGCCTCTTGAAATGCGGTCATTGACATGTTCCATGCATCAACTTCACTCATCCCAAGATGAGCAACAGCCATGTAAACAAATTTTTTAGCATGAAATTCATCGCTATAGCTTGCATCTTCGCTAGTTTTTTTAGGCGAAATATCACCGATTAAGCCGTGTTTTAACAAATGCTGAGATAGAATCAATTTATCTTCAACAGGTATTGCCGCCTCAACATTAACCAGCTTGTCTTCGCCTTTGAGATAACCAGTAATAACAGAACAATCCGTTGTACAACAAGCCTCAAGTATTTTGTCAGCGCATTCTATGACAGATGTGAAATTGTCATTATTTATTTCGCCAAAAATTATAGAAAAAATCTCAACTATTTCATCTGGTTTACCTAGCTTTGTCATATTAAGAAAAGATGGAATAAACAAATAATCAATTTCATTATGCTGGATTATAAATTCCCCAATGTCCTTTATTACTGGTTTCATTCTACATCCTCTTTGGTGAAATGCCTGTTCTAGTTACGTTATTTGCGCTAGTTCCCTCAATAGACCATGTGCATACATCGTCATACGGGTATTCCTCGTTTAATGAGGATAACAAATAACAACCCTCAATTACTCTATTAATAATAGGATTGACAATTTTAATCCAAGCGTATGGCTGCCCGTCGGTGTCCTGTGATGGGCTTTCGATATGATCTAGCAAAACGCTTTGGTTTTGGATATCATCACCTCGAGAAATACCATCAAATGATACCGTTTTTTCTTTGGTTGTTACCATTGATTCGGTTGTACCATCCTCTGATGTATCGGCTGTAACATCAATGGTGTTCCAGTTGACGCCACGTGATTTACCTCGAATCATGCCAAGTCGTTTATAATCCGTATCGTTTGGTTTTTTGTCTGGGTTACCAATTGCATAATAAACAGCGACCTTTCTACCTGTTCCTGCATTACTTTTAGCCATAATGTACCTCTTATCTTGATATAATCATTTGAGCGGTAAATTCAAAAATAAACCGCCCTTCTTCTGTGTTTGATTGAGTTATTCCGCTGATTGGAGACATGGAAATAATCTCGTTTGTTTCAAAGTCATCTAGCATAAACTGCCTGATTTCATCCGCTCTATCATTAACCTCTACAATATTCGAATCATTAATCGCTGAAATAATTACAATCCTAAAATAATCTCGTGTTACTGCCTCACTAGCATTACCGCCACCAGCAGGGACAATCACAATATATCTATTGGATTTTGTGTTTTTTACTTCAACCCATTTCCGAAATTGTAAGATGTAATCATCAAGTAAATTATGTGAATTTAGCCAGTCTTTGATTGAGTTATATGTATCAGAAATCATATTTTGTAACCATCTTTAATAACTTGCTCAATAGCCTGCTTTCCGTCCCTTTCAAAACCCTTTTCAACAAAGTGAGGCTCTGCGTTGGGAGACCAATAATCCCCCTGAGATTTCTTACCGGTACGCTTACCTTTTGCTGTACCTTTGGCATTGTTAACAAATGCTGCGTAATTAGCAGTATAACCAACTCGACCAGTCCAGCCTTTTGGTATTGGTTTTAGCTCTCTATACTGCGAATTAATTAGCGTTGAAGTGTCTCTAGGTGTGATTGGAGCTACAAAAGACATACCAACAATCATAACTTGCTGGATAATCCTTTGAGTTCTGATGTTGGCAATTTCATTAGTTATCCTGTGAATATTTCTGTTCACCTTTGAAACGCCTTTAACTGCCATTATGTAACCACCTCATAATCAGGGATTTCACCAAAAGCGCTCATATCATATTCAAGCACAAACTCCACTTTTTCAGCGTTTGAAGCTTCTAACGATAATGAAGTTTTATCGCCTTTTACTATGAAGTCACCCTGTTTAATTCGATTGTCTTCGGTGTAAAAAGTTGTTTTTCTTACCCTTTCAACACCTAGAGAATCAATGTAAGCACCCAGTGCGTTTGGTGCTTCATCTTTCCATGTGCATTTCACCAAATAAGGTTGACCGTAAGTATCAACATTGTTTTCTCCGTCGTATCCCATGTGAGGATATACGGTTGCAACGTTTGTATAGCTCCAATTCGCCGTATTACTCACCTCTACCTCCTACAACTAAAAAAAATGGTTTCTTTGAGCAAGAAATACCTAGGCAATCAGTACAGCCGTGAACATCAAGATTTTTTAGTAGTGAGTACATAGATTTAAAACCCACGTCATCATATTTAAATGACCTTGACGCGCCGCTTGGCGCTGATTGTGAGGTAATTTTCCTTGTTCCTTGCATTTGAGCCAGTAAACAAGCTGAGTAAATCAGTATCAAAAGTTGGTCGGCTTTTGAATAATTATGAGCAACCAAGCAATCACTGATTGAATTCACCTTGTTAAGGATTGCGTTAATAACAATGCTCGGTACAGAATAACCAAGCTCTGATAACATTTGATTAACGTCTTCTGAGGTTACCTGTACTGACATGATTATTTACCCTTTTTCTTTTTGTCTGCTTCAACTTCAACAGATTGCTGCTCTAACACAATTACACGCCCAATAAAAGCAGTAGGAATGTCTATAGCATGGAATTCATACCCAACAGGCAGTTCAGCTACCACGCCATCAATGCGACCAAAACAGCCGCATTTAGTCACCCGTAATTTCATCAATTACCCCCTAGCGTTAAAGACTTTGCTTTTGCCGTTAAAGTCGCGTTTGATTTGTAAACCAAATGCCGACCAAACCAGTGTTTGATAGTTATCATGTGGATTGATTCGTTGCTTCATGAATGAGCCGATTGGTGCTGCAATACGTGTTTTGATATATTGAGCATTACGAACGTAACCAATAAAGTGATTGCCTTTTAACTCAAATGTTTTGGTGAATGAACCAATGTGCGCTGAGTAACGTAAAATATAGTCTTTTACTGTTCCCTCTTTGAATCCATTTGAATTAGAGTATGGCAGATTTAAGCGACGCTCAATTTCAGGCGAAATAAAGATTTTTAACTGTTCTGACACTAAATTAGCATCAAGAATGACAACAAAGTCTTTTGTGAAGAAATTAATAATATCGTCGTTACTTGTGGCTGTTGATGTTAAGTCAATATTTAAACCAGACGCACTTAAATCCACTTGATTGGTGTGCGGATGATTAGTGATGCCTTTGCTTTCAAAGTTTTGTACTTTGATTTTTTCATCACCGGTTAAAATGTATTGCGCCATATCTTGGCGTAATGCTGCCACTGCCGCTTCTTGGTCATCTGACATTGCGTCGATGTTTTCAGTTTGCAAACCTAACCATTCACGCCATTCACGGGCATAACCTGTTTTAAAGATTGGTACAGGGTCACCGTAATGGTCATAAACAACCTTATCTAGCGTTTCTGGCTCTTGCCCTGACATTGAACGATTAACATATCCTGCATCGCTTGAAACACGGTATAGCGCAGCTGTTTTACCAATGGAGATAGGCGTACCTAACGATAACAAATCATCAAGTAATGGTGCGCCCTCGTCATCACGGATAACGCGGGTAGTTACATTATCCACTTCACGCCAGTAATCTTGGGTTAAGATTGCGGCTTGATTAACTTCAATAGCATTGCCGTGTGTTGCGCTCATTTGGTTTTGAGCATTGTTAAAGATTTGACGGCTTGCTTTTAACTGATTCCAAGCCTGTGCCACTTGGGCAGAGTTGGTAATTAAATTTTTATTAAAAATAATCTTTTCGTTCTTCATTATTGCTCCTTAAGCTTTACGAACTCGAACTTGTTCAGCGGTTGTGCCAACGGTATAGGTTTCAAATGCATAAAACAGCACCGCATCAGTACCGCTTGCTTTTTTTAGTGTACCGTCACCATTAGATGTTAATTTGTCGCCAACTGTTAACGCTTCACCTGCTTTTACTAAAACATGGTAAGTAACATCATCTTCACAAATAATGGCGATACCTGATGTGTCATTCGGTACATTGTCACGGATATCATGACCACCTAGATAATCATTTGTGATGACTAAGGCTTGGGTTTGCTCACCTGCCGCTGAATGTTTCATTAACTTGTTGTTAACCACGGCAACCAAAGAACACGGCGCAATCGTTTCACCTGTTTTTAAGTCAATTGTTTGTGGGTCGTTTTTACGTGCAGGACCACCAATCACGGTTTTAAATCGAATCATTACTCTGGAGCCTCCATGTTTAATAGTGAATTATCTGAATTATTAGCAAAACCACCGCTAATAGGCGCTGTTTTAATGCACTGTGCGTATAAGGCATCTAATGGCTCACCAGATAGCGCATTGACTGCGGTTTGTGTCATGTTGAACTTGGCTTTTACCGCTTCCCGTTTAGCGGATAGTTCTTTTTCTGTGTTTGCATTTACTGCTAATTCAAGACTTGTAACCTTGTTCATTAATGTTTTAGCCCACGCTGGTGCATCTTCGGCATTAGTTGCGTTTTTCTTCTCCTGTTCGGCTTTTTTCTTGGCTGCTTCCTCATCCGAAGCCCCCTTTTTCTCTAAAGCCTCTTTTACGGTTTGCTCGTTGTACGCCGTTAGCAGTTGTTCTTCTGATAGTCCGTCGGTTTTTACGCCTGCGGTATTCAGTGCCAATAAGATTTTTTTCTTCATCGGATCTTGTTCCTCTTTTTTATTGAATTGAAATTTATTAAAAGCATCCCTGATTGTTTGCCCAATAAAATGACCTAAAGATTCTTCTGTGCAATCATCAAGACTAGCGTTTTCAAGCGGTGATTTTTCACCGTTGGAGTTAACAAAAATACCCACTCCGTCATCTGGCGTGGCAGCACCTTGTTTATCGGGTAGTATTGCGACATGATCGAACTTCATATTTCGAGCTATTGACTTGTACCGTTTACCTTTTGATGTGCCTGATTGATTATCTGGCGTGTAAGTAAGCCCTGTTGATACATGAATTGGCGTAGTGTTTTTTCCGCTCATCATATCGTCAAGACGATTTACTAATAACCGACCTTTTTCGGTGCTTTCAGCAAATTTTCTATCGATATAAGCATCCATAAGTACCCTATCGTTAGATTTGCGGACATTTCTTCCCCATGCGCCAATATAAAAATTGTTGATAGCCTGAGGATTTAACGCTGAAACATTCTCGTTATTTATTCGTGGGTGGTCTAATGGCATTAAATTATCATTCAATGTCATGTACGATTTGTTAATTTCATCTGCCGGATAGAAAATTCCATTCATGACAATATCATCAACAATTGGCACAACGTCTTTAATAACGATGTGCTCTTTACCGTCGATGATTTGCGTTGATATTTTGGATTTACTATTAACGACAGATAAAACATTTACACTTTTAAGTGTCATGCTTTACCTCGTGTGGATTTTAGATATAAAAAAACCGCCGAAGCGGTTTGGGTGATTGGGTTATGAATGTCTTTTCACAAAAAGAGATTCAGCAAAACTGGCCAGCATAAATTTTTCAGTTTCATTATCTGTCTGCTCAATTATTTTCTCCAATTGTTCTTCTGCATCATCAGGAAGCGGTGATGTGTTAACCAATCGAGAAGCTTGCTCTATTAATGATTTAAATTTTTTCATTTCACACCTTTGTCTAATGATTCAAAAAATTTAAATAATTCTGGATATAGTCGTTTTTTAGCTTCAATACGATTCTCAATATAAAGCGAAAATGACTCGGCAAGAAACTCACTTTTACTGTCTTGACCATATTTACTAATAGCATATTGCCACCCTCGTTCCCAACCTTTAGAGACAATATTATCAATTTTTATTCGGTATTTGTTGTGTAGTGCATGACCCATTTCATGAGCAAAAACTCCTTTAGGTGTCGGCACTGAGTTCCATGTAACGAAATCCATTTCGTTTATTATGCTAATTAATTTTTCATTGCGTAGGTTAATCACGGAATTTAATGATTCACTCTTGAAATCCAGTGTTTTACTATATAAATCGACTAACATCAATTCATTTTTATCAACACTACCTAGCGTAATAATGAGGGCGTTTGTTTTAGGGGCGTATGCAGCAGTCATATTTTTGCTACCATCACCGTAGTTATAAATATCGCCTCTTATTGAGCCAGCATATCTAAATCTAGGTAAGTCAAATCGTTTCTGTATTTCTGATACCAACTGTAAACATGGAGCTAATTCTGTAGCATCAATATCACTTGGCAAGTTTGAAGTTTCAGTAATATTTTTTCTTGCCCATTCATTAGCGTCTTCAACAGAATTTAAGCTTTGCTGTTTAGGTTTGTTTTGCTCACGCCAGTCATCAGATTCTTTCAATAACCTATCAATACTAGCTTGATTATAGGGTTCACCTTTTTCATTAAGTAGTACCGTTATTTGAGCGCAATAACAATTAAATCGGTTACCATTCTCCTCATACCAATCAGCCACTTGTTCAACAGTATAAATTTTACCGTGTCTATCAACATGCGTGGCTCTTGAAGTAGGTTTTAAAGCAGACATATGCAATAAGCCTGTTTTTAACCCTAACTCCTCTTGTGTACGTTTAGTTTCATCCCATGTAGCTTGACGAAGTGCGCCTACTTGTTCAGTTTGCGCCAAGGCTTTAGCTCTGCTATATGAAACATCAATACGCTTACTGATGATATCTGCCGTTTCTCGGGGGTTAATCCCTCTAGCAACTGCACTACTTAAAACCGTGCCTAAATCGCTTTTTAGATTGTCAGCCAGTCCTTTCCAATCATTAAATGTTGCTGTATATGCCAGCCCTATTCGGCGAATATACGCATCACTAAATAACAAAGATTCCAGTGATGTGGCTTGTGAATATAGTGGTGATTGAGCGGATAAATTATGAAACGTCCGATTAGTACCCATTTGATACATATCAGCAACAAACTTCCCCGCCCAAAACTTCTCAATACCGCCATTAATTAAGCTTTCATCAACAATTTCTTGAATGCGAGTTAACACCCTAGCAAGTTGATTGCCGTCAACAGTGTAATTAACACTGGCGTTAACGACATAAAGCGTGTTATCAACAAATATCGCTGTTTTAGTCGGCTCTTTAGCATAATAACCTAAACTTAATTCGATATACTCAATAATTGATTGCTTGATTGTTTTGTAGCGTTTTTGTGTTTCGCTACGCATTTGGAGGATTTGTTTATTTGTCAGTGTAGGGTTGTTCTTACTTCTCGGTAGTATCGGATTCTTTGGAATCGGCTTTATTATCTTCGGTCTTTTCAATATCGATATCCTCTAAATCAGGATCGGTTTCATAACCGCCAGCTTCTCGTATTTCGTTTGGTGTAAACACAGGAATGCCTATAGATTGTTGCGCTTTGACGTTCACGTCTGACATTTTGAGCATTAATTCGATTTTTTCGGCTTGGCTCGGCGCTAATAAGTCGGACCATTTAAGAGTGAGCGTGCCGTTCACTAATGGCTGGATTACTTTCAGCTTAATAAGCTGATTGACAAGTTCTTTTATTAATACACTTAAAAAACCATTACGGCGTGACATTCCACGTTTTGCATAATCAGCTTTATCTTCATCTGATGCTAACCTCCCTGTTTGTTGGCCAAAAATAATTGTAAATGGCATTCTAACGGAGGCAGCAAAGCTATTTGCGGATACTGACCATCCTGAACTCGGATCGGCAGGAGCAACCGATAGAATATTCGCTGTCGCACCTGCTGTAATTAGTGCGCTATCAGTGCCCGAATTTAACAATGCGATTTGTTTATTCAATGCATCAGCCGGTTGTTCAAATCCTCGTCTGCGCAACTCTCGCTCTAGCTCGTCCATATCGGTATCTGCATCATAATTAACATGGACTTGGCGACTGGCATTTTTCAGGAAACCTTCCGCGCTACCGCCAGAGTATTTCATCATGTCGATTAAATCGTTATAACCAACCTCTAGCTGTGATTCACCGTCATCTATTGAATTAATAACGGATGTTTCGTTTAGAATGATTATGCGGTCGGGATGTATCCTGCGCGATAAATTAGGTTTACCAGAGTTATTGCCGATAGATGTTTCATTGAATTGATACATCGTAACCTGCCCGTAGTTTTCGTCAGATTCGTCATTATTCCACTCGCACGCAGTGAGTTGCTCCTCCCATGCTGGGATAATTTTAACGATAGCATCAATTGGATTTAATCTATTCATTACATTAACATCAACTGGCTCATCCCATTTTTTACCATCGCGCAGTTGAATAATTAACCCAGCGTAACGTCCTACTATTCCGCGTTTGTCCGCCTCAATAATTGACGCCCACAATTTGTCATTAAATAAATCGGTTACGATTTTTTCCCACGCGGTTAGTTTTGTATCTTGCTCTCGAATATCGCCATCAATAAATTTTGGATAATCAATCCAACAAATATCGCTCAGTCTCTCTACAAAACCACGCGCAGCACTGTTCCTTTTGTAGAGTTTATAATAATCACTAAAAGTGAGGTTTTCGGGATAGCCAAATTCGCGATCGATGTATGCTCGTTTGCTGTTATTCATCAGTCCGTGTGACGCATACGCTAACCGTTGCCGTTGCACATCTCGGTTACTGTTAATCGCCATTTGCGCACTATTTAACAGTTGCTCATCCGTTAATTTTGTATAATTCATTATTACCTCATAAATAGCCCTGCTGAGCGTTTATGTTTAATATAACCATCTAGGCTATATCTGACCGCATCCCAACAATGATTGTTTTTATCCTCAATAATTGGTAGCACTTCACCAGTCATTTTGTCAGTTTTATAGCTATATAACCGAGCTTCGGTTGCGGTATGTTTACAGCGAGGATGGATAATAATTTTTTTAAACCCTCGCAGATATGCGATACCGTCCTCAACACTGCCCTGCCATTTTTTTGCTGCTGAGATATTAAAACCCTTGCGCTTGATGTGACTGATTGTTTCAGGTCTTGAGCAATCACCTTTAATCGGCCATTTTCTTGACTCTGGCACTGAATCATAAAAAGCTGGCATTTCGTCGAGTTCGATATTAACGCCGTATGCTTCATATTCGATATACAGACAATCGTTCAAAATAAATGAGCGGATTAATGTGTTTGGGTCATTTGCAAAGCCGAAGTCAGCACCGAACAATAAACGGTCTGCTTGTTTGTGCAGGTTGTCATCAAATTCTTCAACAACATATCGACCACTTAAAACTTGTTTATCTGAATTCTCTAGGTATGCTCCCTCCCACACCCAAGCATATGACGCATAATCCAATCGGGCCAAGTCGTTTAATCTCTCTTGCTCTAACACATCAGGGAAAAATGGATTATCGTTATAATTCATCTCAACGATGATGGCATTATCTGGCGGGGTTTGTCTGAATCTTATATCTGTTGGGCTTCCCTCTGTTTCGGGGTTCCACGTTACCCATATTTCGGAGTTAGTCTCACGAACCGTAGGGGTTAACTTTCGCCATGCAATTTCCGAAACATTTTCCGCTTCATCAACCCAGCATAGCAATATACGCGCTTTTGATTTAATACTGTCTAGATTATGACGTAATCCGCAGAACACATAACTAACCAATCCATTTCTTGTTCTGATATAGTTTTGACCGATGTCGTAGTAATCAGCTAACCAATCAACCGAGCGAATAGCCTGCTTTACTTCTTCCATAGAAGAATCAGCTAACGAGTTCATAAACTCACGGGCGCACAGTATTACACCGCTTACACCGGCTTCTGCAAATTGATAGCCTTTAATCGCTGTCATTAATGCAAATGAACGAGTTTTAGCGCTCCCTCGACCGCCGTACGCACCACGATATCTGACATTTTCGGCTACAAACACAGATATCAATTTTTTAGGTAACTGTATTTGTGCTGTTGTCATGACGTTTACTCTGCGGGTGTGACTAGCTCTATT